CTCATTGATATCTCCTTGTTCATCGACGAACGTGGTCTCAAGGTCGCTCTCCGTGGCATGAAGCTCATCATTCCTCCGCAGCTTCAGTTCACTGCACAGCGCCTCTTGAAGTCGGAACAACGCACCGGCACCGCAGACAACGATATTAACGCGATCAAGTCTGGCAGCTACCTGCCTGATGGCTTCGCGGTCAATCACTTCTTGACTGACCCTGATGCGTGGTTTGTGAAGACCGATGCGCCGAACGGCTTGAAGCACTTCGTTCGTTCGCCCCTCAAGACTGCTCTTGAAGGCGACTTCGATACAGGCAACGTGCGCTACAAGGCCCGCGAGCGTTATTCGTTCGGTTGGTCTGACCCGCGTGGTATCTATGGCTCGCAAGGTGCATAATTTGCACTGACAGTGTCATGACAGATTAGGGGGCTGGACTTGTGTCAGCCCCCTTTTTGTTATACAGTTTTCTAGTCCCTGACAGCCATAGTGGCTGACAAACCCAATGACAGGAGACCCTAATGGGTACGACGACTTTCTCCGGCCCCGTACGCTCGGGCCCAATCAAGTACACAACCGGCACCACACTCGGCACGGACGTTGCCAACATTGGTGAAGTTGTTCTTTCTCAAAAAGAAGCAATCACGCAAGCCACGAACGGTGGTTCGGCTGGCGTCTACACGACCAACATTGTGATTCCGGCTGGCTCGACGATCACGAGCATTCAGCTTTTTGTCACGACAGTTTGGGATGGTGCGGCTTCGACCCTCGGCATTGGTTCGACGGCATCAGCTACGGCCTTCACGGCTGCTGGCGCAGTTGCTGGCGGCACGCTCGGCATCATCGCCGCAACGGCTGGTGCAGACGCAACCCGCGTTGGTAACTGGGTTAACGTCGGTACGTCGGATGTTAAGATCCGTGTCACTTCGACGAACACCGGCGGTGGCGCTGGTACGCTCGTTGTGAACTACATCCAGCACGGCACATACACTGCTTAATGTGATTAGGGGCGGTGCAACCACTGCATCGCCCTTCAAACCTGTTTTGTAGGAGAATCACATGGCGGATGCTGTAGCTTCGCAAGTAGTTTTTGACGGCTCGAAGACGGCTGTCATGAAGTTTACGAATATTTCTGATGGCACCGGTGAGTCCGCCGTGATCAAGGTGGATGTCTCTGCTTTGACAGCCTATCAGGGAACGCCTTGCACGAGCGTGAATATCTTAAAGCTTGATGCCATGACGGTCGGCATGGGCCTTGATATTCTTTGGGATGCAACAACTGACGTTGTTTGCTACACAATCGGTGCTGATCAATTTGTTACGTTTGACTTTGAACGCTTTGGTGGCCTGTCAAACAATGCAGGTAGTGGTAAGACAGGTGACGTATTGTTCACGACAGTCGGCGCTACCGCTGGTGACAGATATACTGTCGTCCTTGAAATGACAAAGAACTACGGCTGAGGGTCATGACATGACACGTCCTCCCTCATCAATCACAAAAGTAGGGACATATGAGCCCTTCAATCTTCAGGTGGCACGGGGCCAAATCCCGTGGCATCAGAGCGTGGTTGTATTTGGGTATAACTCTGACGTCGATACATCAACAGAAACGGTGTGGCCGTATGGTGGTCTGTTAGCATTTCCTGCAACGGCTCTTCAGATGTCCGTTAGTTCTGACAGTGCCAACGATACGTCTGCCGGTACTGGTGCTAGAACCGTTTATATTGAGGGACTAGATGCTAACCACGATGTGATTAGCGAGACCGTCTCTCTGAACGGTCAGACTGCTGTTCTTACGACAAACTCCTATCTCCATATAAATCAAGCCTATGTTGCAACTGCGGGATCACTGTACAGTGCCGCAGGTAATATTTATTTTGGGACGGGCGTTGTTACTCTGGGTGTTCCAGCAACTGTTTATGATATCATCCAGTACGACTATAATATTAGGGTCACTGGTAGTTACACTATTCCTGCTGGCTACACTGGATATTTAGAACAAGGTCTGTTTTCATCGGGACAAACAGGCGGATCGAATGCTGTGACGGGTCGTTTAATGACTCGTGGTACAGACGATATTCGTCGTACCGCAGCTATTGTTACACTCAACAATGGTTCGGCGGATTATGCGTTTGAGTATCCAATCGTCATCCCAGAGAAGACAACGATTGAGGCTCAAGCTTTTGGAGCAGCCGCTAATAATGCTTGCTCTAGTATGTTTATTATTGCTCTTATCAAGAACGATGCGGGGACTGCGTGATGGCTAAAGATATGGGCATCAAGACCTCCGTGAAGTCTGGAAATTTCCGCCCCACTAAGCAAGGGGCCGGAATGACGGAGAAGGGCGTAAAAGCCTATCGCCGTGCAAACCCCGGTTCAAAGCTGAAGACAGCAGTGACCGAATCGAACCCGTCTGGTGAAAGAGCAAAACGCCGTAAATCATTCTGCGCTCGTTCTGCTGGACAGATGAAAATGTTTCCGGAGGCCGCTAAAGATCCGAACAGCCGTCTCCGTCAGGCACGTAAAAGATGGAGGTGCAAGTGACACATCTTGATGAAGGCATGAAGCACGTCCTAGACTTAGCTTCAATTACTACGGTTTTAGGTGCTCTAATGGGTATGCTTCCTTCTATTGCCGCTGGCTTCACGATAGTGTGGACAGGTATTCGTATTTACGAAACCAAGACCGTTCAGCGCGGCATTGCAAAACTTAAGGAGAAGTTCAGTGCGTAAACCAAGCATTGCAAAAACGATTGCAAAAAATCGCTCAAGCAAAAAGATGCCCGGTATGAAGGCTATGGCTCCTATGGTTCCTGCAATGAAGAACGGCGGCGCTGCAAAGAAGCCGAAGGTTGGCATTGCGATCATGATTGCTATGGGTAAAAAAGGTAAGAAGTAATGGCTAAGAAGCCTGCCGCGAAGAGCAAGGTTAATGCTGCTGGCAACTACACGAAGCCTAGTATGCGTAAAGCTTTGTTCAACAAGATCAAGGCTTCTTCTGTTCAAGGTACTGGCGCAGGTCAATGGTCGGCCCGCAAAGCACAGCTTTTAGCCAAGCAGTACAAAGCAAAAGGTGGGGGCTACAGAGACTGATGAAATCTCCGCAGCAATCACTTAAGGATTGGACCGCGCAAAAGTGGCGCACAAAATCTGGAAAGCCTTCGTCAAAGACCGGCGAAAGATATCTTCCGGAAGCAGCCATTAAGTCACTAACACCCGCAGAGTATGCGGCGACTACCAAGGCAAAGCGTCAAGGCAAAGCCAAGGGAAAACAGTTTGTGAAGCAGCCGAAGGGCATAGCCCAGAAAACTGCTCGTTTTAGATGAGGCGATAATGGCTAAGTTCCCAGATCTTACCGGCGACGGTCAAGTAACCAAGGCGGATGTTTTGAAAGGTCGTGGCGTCTACAAAAAGGGCGGCGCGGTCAAGAAAAAGATGCCGGGTAAAGTTGAAAAAGTGATGCGTGAGTTCAAATCTGGTAAACTTCATTCCGGTAAGAAGGGCCCAGTGGTCAAGAGCCGTAAGCAGGCGATTGCCATAGCCTTGTCCGAAGCTGGTATGTCAAAAAAGAGGAGTAAGTGATATGGCTAAGACAGCAAAACGTCTTGAGTTTGAAGATAGGTTTCGTAAAGAGCGCGCTGCTGGTAATAAAACTTTTGAGTTTGACGGCAAGATGTACACCACAGAGCTTGCTAAGGCGGCTCCGCTTCCTCCAAAGCGTCCTGCTGACAAGGCAGCACCGGCTGCTGACATGCCACGAGTAAGTTCAACTCCGACTACGGAAGCACAGCGTGTTGGTCGTGCGGTGTCTGACGCTCGTAGTTCTGTCCGCAGACTCGTTGCTCCGAATGCTGGCATGGACACAGAAGCAGAACGCGGTGAACGTAGTGCGGCTATGGCTGCTGTTCAGCGTGCCCGTACTGCAAACGTACAGGCTGGCAACACTCGTGCGGACGAAGGCATTCTTCCCGGTTCTTCATATGCCCGTCGCATGAAGACAGGTGGTATGGTGAAAGCCAAGAAGTCCTCTGTCCGAGGTGCGGGTTGCGCGACCCGTGGTCAAGGTAAAGGAAAGATGTACTGACATGCCGAAGAGTGTCCCACTTCCTCCCCGTCGTCCTGCTGACATGACTCCTAAGAAGGAGTCTACTTATCCAATGTCTGATATTCCCGTAGATCCGGAGTATCAGAAGAATCTTGAGGAAGGCTACAAGACGCCCAAAAAGCCTATGGTCATAAAGAAGGCCAAGGGTGGTATGGTTCGTGGCTGTGGCATGGCCGCTCGTGGTCATGGTAAAGGAAAGATGTGCTAAGATGCCAAACGAAATCGTAAACGGTCTTTTCTCAAAGAAGGGTGTTAAGATGAAAAAGTCTGGCATGCACAAGATGCCTAACGGCAAGATGATGAAGAACTCCGCCATGATCAAGGAAAAGGGCACTGGCGAGATGTATGCTTCTAAGAAGGCCATGCGTAAGCACGAAGCCAAGGAATCTCCGATGATGGAGAAGTCCGAGTACAAGCGCGGTGGCATGGCAAAGAAAAAGACCGTCAAGATGAACAAGGGCGGTATGATGAAGAGCGGTAAAGGCTGCTAATCATGGCTACTTCTGGGACAAAGTCCTTTGAACTCGACGTTGCTGAATACATCGAAGAGGCGTATGAGCGGTGCGGGATTGAGGTAAGAACAGGTTACGATCAGCGTACAGCGCGTCGTAGCCTTAACCTCGTCTTGGCCGATTGGGCCAACCGTGGCCTTCTTCAATGGACAATTGAAAACCAGACGATCACGATGGTCCCCGGTACGCCGACCTACAACCTCGCCTCGTACGACATCGATGTCATTCAGTCGATCTGCCGTATGCCGACAGGTCAGGGGACAGCGTCACAAGCGGACCTGACAATGGACCGTGTCAGCCGGGAATATTACAACAATATCCCCAACAAACTGACGACGGGCCAGCCGACTCAGTACTATATCGACCGTCAGATCACCCCAGTTTTGTATGTCTGGCCTGCTCCTGACAACAACTACGAAGTCATCGTGACAAAGCTGACGCGTATGGATGATGCCTCGTCAGGTGTCAATACGATGGAAATGCCGTTCCGTTTCTACCCCTGCCTTGCAGCAGGGCTGGCATATTATCTAGCGATCAAGAAGGCTCCGGAGCGTGTTGCCTTGCTCAAGGCAGTCTACGACGAAGAGTTTATCAGAGCCGCAACTGAAGACAGGGATAGGGCTTCTCTGAACCTGACGCCGGGAAGAAGCTCCTACCGCGTGTTGACATGACACGTTTTGCTTACGGTTCCTATGCTGTAGCCATCTGCGACCGGTGTGGGTTTCAGTATGACTACTTGCAGCTCCGTAAGGAGTGGAATGGTCTGAAGACCTGCCCGGAATGCTGGGAAGTCAAGCATCCGCAACTGAGTCCTATTTATCCGCCGACGGAACCGCAGGCTTTGTATGAGCCGCGTCTGTCACGGAATGAGCCGATGGATGTGCCCGTGCAAGATTGGCAATTTCCGTTCTTGCAAAATTCCTTGCTTCAAGGGATTACTCAGGTCGGTGTTGTTACTGTGGAGATCACCTGATGGCATGGACATACGCTACACTGGTTCAGGCCATTAAGGATTGGACACAGTATGACGAGACAACCTTTAACAGCCAGATAGACCAGTTCATCCTGAACACGGAAGAACGGATTCTGTTCAACGTCGATCTGCAATTCTTCCGTAAGAATCAGACAGCCAATTTAACGAGTGGGAACAAGTACTTAGCTGTTCCATCGGACTATCTGAATGCCTTCAGTCTGTCGGTGACATCGGCGGGGTCAACGAGCTTCTTGCTCCAGAAGGACGTCGAATATCTTCAGGAATATAACCCAACAGGGGCCACTGGCGTTCCGAAGTATTACGCGTTTTTCGACATCAATAACTTCATTCTGGCCCCAGTTCCGAACAGCAACTATGCCGTTGAGCTGCATTATTTCTATCGTCCGGCCAGCCTGACGGTGGAAACGAGCGGTACGTGGATCAGCAATTATGGTCAGGAAGCCCTGCTTTATGGCTGCTTGGTCGAGGCTTATACCTTCATGAAGGGTGAACAGGATCTTCTTAACACCTACAACCAGCGGTTCATGGAGGCTCTTGCCCGCCTCAAGAACTACGGTGAAGGCCGTGAGGATGTGGACGCCTATCGTGATGGTCTTATTAGGGTTAAGGCTAACTGATGCTTACGCAAGCTATGCACATGCCTACAATTTCTGTGGATGTCGTGACATCCAGTAACGGCGGGCATTCCCCGGAGTTCTGGGCGCACCGAGCTGCACAGAGGATTGTACAGGTCTCAGATTCTGCTCCTCCGGTGATCGGGGAGCAGGCTAGAGCCTTTCAAAAACAGGTCGAGCAGGTTATACTCTATTACATGAAACAGGCTATTGAGTGCGATAGATCGACCGTCGCCAGCCAATTGTTACAGGGATAAGGAGAGAATAATGGCATTCTCCGGTAACTATATGTGTACGTCTTTCAAGCAGCAGCTTTTGGAAGCCGTCCACGACTTCAGGCTGTCAGGCGGTGACACGTTCAAGATCGCGCTTTACACAAACAGCGCGACGTTGGACGCTTCGACAACGGCCTATACGACGTCCGGTGAAACGACCAATACGGCGGGTTCGGCTTACGTGGCAGGGGGTAACACTCTTACCCGTATCGATCCGACATCCTCTGGCACGACGGCGTTTACGGACTTTGCCGATACGTCTTGGGCTTCAGCCTCGTTCACGGCTCGCGGCGCGTTGATCTACAACACAACGCCGAGCAGCGGTGCATACACCAATCCGTCAGTTGTCGTGTTGGACTTCGGCTCCGACAAGACGGCTTCGGCAGGTACGTTCACCATCGTGTTCCCGGCGGCAGACGCAAGTAACGCCATTATTCGTATCGCGTGATGATACATGACCGTTTCGCTCAAGCACAAGTTCGTCAGTTCTGTACCGGACGACGCTGACACCAGTATTGTCAGGCCGTCGAACTGGAACGATGACCATGACTTGTTGCTTGCTACAAACAGGCTTCTTGGACGTACCACGGCTGGTACAGGTGCTGCGGAAGAGATCTCCGTTAGTGGTGAACTGACACTGTCAGCAGGTGCGTTGAGCACCAGCTCGAATGTCGTGACACTGACAGGAACGCAGACGCTCACAAACAAGACACTGACATCTCCCGTCATCACTGGTGGTACGACGGTCACGGTTCCCACCGGAGCGTATGATCTTGTTAACAAGACCTATGTTGACTCAACCGCTCAGGGTCTGAACTTTCACCAAGCCTGTAAGTACGCCACAACGACTACGCTGCCAGCGTACACCTATAATAATGGTACAGGTGGTGTCGGCGCGACGCTTACGGCGAATGCTGTTGGCGCATTGAGCATCGACGGAAGCACTCCGTCGGTTAATGACCGCATTCTCGTCAAGAATGAGACCTCAACAAACGCTCCTTATAATGGGGTCTATACTGTCACGACAGTTGGTAATGGCTCTACTGCATGGGTCATGACACGCGCTGCGGACTTTGACGAGGCAGGAACTGGTCAAAATCAAATCGATGCCGGTGACTTTTTATTGGTCACATCAGGAACAACTAACGCCAACACGTCTTGGGTCCAGCAAACACCGCTCCCGATTACGGTTGGCACGACGAACATTGTATTCATCCAGTTTGGCGCACCGATCACGTATTCTGCGGGCACGGGCTTAAGCCTTGTTGGTACGACTTTCAGCATTAGTAACACGGGAGTTAGCGCCACTAGCTATGGCTCTTCGACGGCGATTCCTGTTATTACTGTGAATGCCCAAGGCCAGCTTACTTCAGTGACAACGGCTGCTCCATCCGTGGATGCTTCCAGTATCACGTCTGGTGTTTTGGGAATTGCGTATGGCGGCACTGGTGCTACAACGGTATCTGGTGCTCAAACAAGTCTTCAAGTAGACCCTGCCGGAACGGCTGTGGCTCTGGCAATCGCTCTGGGGTAAAACATGGCAAATACTTTCAAGAGTTACGGGTCTGCAATAACGAGCGGTGGTTACACAACCATTTACACGGCTCCTTCTGCAACGCAGACAACGATCATTGGTTTCTCACTTGCTAACACCTACACGACAAGCATCACGGTAAACGTGCAGGTCGTAAAGGGCGCGAGTTCATACTTCCTTGCTTATCAAGTTCCTGTTCCTGTCGGATCATCTATCGTGATTGTTGGTGGTGATCAGAAGGTTGTTCTTGAAGCAGCAAACTATATCCGCGCACAGGTTGTAACAGCTTCTGGTACAGCCGATGCAGTTGTGTCCTTGCTTGAAATTACGTGAGCGTGACAGATGGGTTATCAGGGTAATTATCCTCCCTCTACACCACTGAATCCAACACAACTTGGAACAGGGGTTGTGACCGCTGATGCTATTGCTGCGAATGCTGTTACATCTGCGGCTATTGCCGCTAACGCCGTAACGACCACGGCCATTGCAGCAGGTGCAGTTGTTATTGCTGACATCAGTGCTACAGGAACTCCTTCTTCCTCAACATTTCTG